ACCAGAAGCAGGAGCTGCAACAGGTGCATGAAGCGGAGACGGCTAAAAATCAAGACTTTGCAGTAATTGGACATAAGTACTTCGGAGATAAGTACCCCGATGTTATGTCTCGTGCATCAAACGCCTTGGCTAACTTTGTATCAAACCACAACCCCCAACTGCAAGCAGATATCGCTCAGTTGGACAATAAATCATTAATGATACTGGCGGCAGCAGTGGATGGCGTTTACAGGCGGCACGGCAGGGAAGATAGTTTGGCGGGTAGAGGCATGGCCGCGACCAGCGCAACTGACCTTAAAACGCAGGCTATGCAGTTAATGAAGAAACCAGAATTTGCGGATACGGAAAGTTCTACGTATAAGCAGGTTGTGGCTTTGTGGAAGCAGCACTCAGAAGCGGGTGGCTCGTAGGATTACAGCCGCATACAACTACGCATATGTACAGTTTCTCCCCGGCGTGGTATAAAAACTAATGTCGGGGAGCGCTGTTTTCTAAAGCGTCCGGCTATAGCAGTAATGCCTGTTAGTGTGTCCGGGTGACCGGGTAGCGCGCGAAAAACAAATTTTTAAGCAACTACCCATAACTTGGAGGCTACTACTGTGGCTAACGATAACGTATCTAATTGGTACACGAGTATGTTCCGGGCGCAGGTCCACCAGGACGCTTCCCAAACAATGTCTCGTTTAGAATATATTACAGAAAAAATTCCAGATTCTAAGGCGGAAACTGGCTACTACGATAGTGTTGGCTCTGTTAAATCCAGGCTTGTCACAACTCGCTACGCACAAGTCCAGTTTGCCGGTACGGACCACAAACGCCGCAAACTGACTAAACAAGAGTTTGCAATTGAAATTCCTGTAGCAGAGCGCGATATCGAATCAGTACTGGCTGACCCGAAAAGTGTCTATATCAAACGCGCGGTACAAGAGATGCAGCGCCGTAAAGATAGAGTTATCATTGAAGCGGCTTTTGCGGATGTGCAGACTGGAACTAATGGCGCTACTACTGTTAACTTTGCGGGCGATGGTGGTCTTACTGTTAACGCTACTGGTGGCGTAACTCATGCCAAAATCAACGAGATAAACCAAAACTTTATCGATAACGAAGTTGGCAATGAGAACACAGTTAGAAAGGCTCTTGGTATCACTGGTGCGGAGCATACCGCCATCATGGCTATCAACGAATTCACCTCAAGGGACTATGTAGCCAATCAACCCGTCGTTGGCGGCGCTATTGAAACTATCTCAGGGCTTGACCTTATTCGGTACGGTAACCTCGTGGATGACCCGCTTCTGCTAGGTGTAGGTGGTACTCGTACCTCCTTCGCTATTGCTGATGGTGGTATCGCTTTATGGACACCACGAGAAGTTAACGTAGTTGTAGAGAAGCGTACCGACTTGCTTGGCACTTGGCAGATTATCGTTACGATGGTACTTGCCGCCGTTCGTACAGAAGGCGCACTGGTTCAAAAGTTCACTACTTCTGGCTAGTACGTACTTAAGGTTTATATGGTTACAAAATTATTGGAGGGGCTAAAATGCCTATCGTAGATTTATATCCTCAACCGTTCGCAATTCAAAGTTCGTCAAAAGTATCCGAGAATATGGCCGGATTGTTTGTAGGCGGTGAGAAAGTAAAATGTCTCATTAACGTACAGGCTAAAGGCTTAGATGACTCCGCGGGTTCTATATACCGCATGTTCAGGGACTTGGAGCCGAACATCCACCCTATTATGATGTTATACGCTTGCTCTGCTCTTGGGACTGGTGCGTCATACTCAAACGGGGTGTATAACTCCGGTTTTGGCGGCGCACTTGTGAATACCACAGTATTTGCAGCTACCCTTGACTTTGCAGCCGCGCTTGCGGATTTGATGCCAGGTGTTGCTAAAAGTGGCATGACCGCTGTAGCTATTGCAAACAGAACAAAGAGGTTGTATGAGCATATCGGTGTGGCCCAAGGTAAACAAAAACGTACATATGATATTGCCCTTACTTCTATTACACCTGGCGCTTCCGCTGGCACTATCGTAGGGATGCTGTTGTACACAGAAGAATAACCGACACCACACAGGATAGGTGCTGAATGGCGCTCCCCACCGATGAAGTCTCAATTGCAAATATAGCTTTAGACTATATCGGAGGGGAGCGCATATCCAGTGTGTATTCTCCAACTACCGACACAGAAAAAATTATGTCCCGGCACTATGACAGTGTGCGCCAGGAAACCTTCAGACTATATATCCCGAACTTCTCAAAAAAGCGGGCTAAGCTAAACAAAATTGTGGGTACGCCAGCTGGTGACTTTACAGACATATACCAGCTGCCAGTTGACTTTGTAAGACTGCTATCTGTTGGTGGTAGCATCGAAGAAGAGCAGCTATCAACAAGGGAGTATGATTTGACTAGTAATACTTTACTGGCAAATAATAGCGCTGCCACCACTATCTTTATTCGGTACGTTGCGGACATCATTGACGTAACAAAATGGGATGCCGGTTTCAGGTCTTTAGTCGCAATACAATTAGCCATGGCGGTTGTCGTTCAGCTTACAGATAGTACGCGTAAAGCGGCACAGCTTATGGCTACCTTAGACAAAAAGCTATCAATTGTGTTGGGCGTCGATGCCCAAGAAGCGCCACCACGCGTTATTGACAGAAGTAAAATACTAGCGCGTAGACGTGGGTTTGGGGGTTCTTTTGACCGGAACACAAGCCAGTACATCTACTCTAATGACCCGTTGCCATAATGCCGCGCGCTAACAAAACACTTTTAAATTTTAGTGGCGGCGAAATCTCGAAAAAGGTTCAAGGCCGTTTAGAGCTGCCCGTCTATGCCAAAGGGCTAGATAACGTAGAAAACTTCTATTGCATGGCGGAAGGTGGCTTGGACTACCGCACATCAACAGTTTTTTGCAAGTACACTAAAGACAATAAAAGCGCTACTACTTTTCCATTTGTATTCAGTGACGCGCAGGCGTACACTTTGGAATTTACCGATAAGGCTTTACGGTTTTACTTTGATGACGCGGCCGTATTAAACAGTGCTGTAAAGACTATTACAGCTATGACCAACGCTGGCCCCGGACTGTTTACAGCGGTGGCCCATGGGCTAGCCGTGGACGATGAAGTGTACCTGGCCGGACTGTCTTATTTGGACAATATAAGCGGCACATTCTATAAAGTAAACTCAGTGCCTTCGGTGGACACATTTACACTTAAGGACGTATTCGGCACTCTGATAGACACTACCGCCGTTGGGGCCTACACTACCGGTGGCACGATAGCAAAAGTGTACGAAGTAGTAACGCCATACGAAGAACGTGACCTGCCGTTTCTTCAGTTTGCGCAGTCTACTGACACTATGTACATCACACATAGAAATTACAAACCAAGAAAGCTAATACGGTCTGCACACGCCAGTTGGGCACTTAACACATACACAATAACTGGTGACCCTTTTGTCAGCCCGGGAACGGTAATATCAGGAGCGACTCAAGCAAATCCAGGTGTGGTAACAGATGCATCGCATGGCTATGTGGATGGCCAACTAATATTCGTAACAGGTGTAGTTGGCATGACCCAACTAAACAGCAACTTTTATGTAGTCAGAACTATTACTACAAACACATTCACGCTTGAAACAAGAGACGGAGTACAAGTAGATACTACTGGATATACTGCGTACTCTTCGGGCGGGGTAGCAACAACCCCAAGTAAGTACCCACGCGCTGTAGCTTTTACGGATGCAGGACGGCTGAATATGTCGGGCACGTTTGCCAACCCGTCAACTCTATTTTTTAGTGGCGCTCCATCAGCGGGGAACACTGACTATGATAACTTTACGCAAGGTGGCACTTCGCCCACAAACCCTATTACAGTGACACTAGGGGCGGTGCAAGGTAAAGCTGATATTATTCAATGGGTAGCCAGCACGAGCAAACAGCTAATTGTTGGCACCTTCAGCACGCTACGCAGGGTGTACGGCGCGGCAGAAGCTACAGCTTTATCGATAACTGATATTAACGCCAAGCCGGTTAACTCATTTGGTGTGGCTCAGGTTATGCCCACCGTTAATGGCGATACTCTTTTTTATGTTCAGCGCGCCAGTAAAAAAGTGCGGAGCATGGAATATGACATATCCGTGGACGGCTATACGACTATTGATAGAACACTAGTAGCGCCGCACCTTATGGTTACTGGTATTAGACAGTTGGTAGAGCAGCAAGGTACTCAAGACTTAATTTGGGCAGTTCTATACACTGGCGAATTACGAGCGCTAACGTACAAACAGAAGGAGGATATCTCCGGGTGGAGCAAGCATGAGATAGCGGGTACGCATATCAATTCAAGTGGCGCTCAGCGTAACTTTGGTAAGGTTTTGTCTATGGCCTCTGTGCCAAGACCTACTGGCGAAGATAGGGTGTGGGTCTGCGTCGAGCGAATAATAAACGGGCGTACAATTCGGTCTATGGAGTTTTTGGCGGACCCTGTTAACTTCCCCCTAAGGGATGACTTCTTCACCTACAGCGACACCGAAGGCCAATACCTAAGTGGGGACCAGGTTCTTTTTGAGAATGCTACATACGAAGCTCAAAAGGACTGTTGCCACTTAGACATGTCATTGTTCTATGACGGCACTTCAATTGGCCTTGCAGCAAAGGCGGCCATATCGATGCCTACTGTTGCAGTAGGTGACATCGTGACGGTAACGGCTACCGCTGGTGTCTTTACCGCCGCCATGGCTACAGCGAGCCGCGAAATATGGAAAAAATATGATGAGAACGGCAACGG